TGCCCCTATCAATCACAGTTGCCCAAGGGGCGAATCCAACAGTTCCAGAAGAAGTAGGAAGAACTACTAGACCATTCTGAATGGTCACAGTGCTTTCATCTTCAGAAAGAAGTTCTGCAATAACTTCTTCACCAGTCAAAATACGAAATAGTTTAATGTTCATTTAAATTCAACCTCAACCATAAGTTCAGTAAGTGCTGCAAGAAGATTAATCTCCTGATCAGCAACAAAAGCAATTTGATATTGATACTTTGCAATCACCAGAACTGCAGCAGGAATACTAGCAGGTACAAGATGATCATACAGAGAATCATATACTCTACGAAGTACAACACTGGGATCATTATCCAAATTATCTACAACCCACTTACGTACTTCTGTAAAGTTCTTTTCTTTAAGATATTGAATAAGATTCTTTACAGATACATCTGAGAAGGATGCCAAGATACCAGCATCAATCTTTCCACCGGTAGAGTACCTCTGTACTTCATTTAGAACTCTTCGGAAATCAGGGAAATGTTTTGATACCAGTTCTGCAATGACTTTTTGATCATACTCAATCCTTTCATCATCCAGGATTGTTTGGAGTCGTTTGAAGAAACTTCCTGCAAGTTGAACCTTCTGCTTCCCTTTGAGTGTAAAGTCAATGACTGCACATCTGGAGTGAAGAGGTTCAATAATTTTGTTTTTGTAGTTGCAGGTAAAGATGAATCGGCAGTTGCTATAAAATGCCTCAATATTCGCCCGTAGTAGGAGTTGTACGTCGTTCCCTGTGTTATCAGCCTCATCGATAATGATGACTTTGTGTTTAGAAGATCCCGTAAGTGAGACGGTCGAAGCAAAGTTTTTTGCTTGGTTTCGTACAGTATCCAAGAAACGTCCTTCATCTGATCCATTAATGATATAGTAATCTGCCCCTAGTTCATTACACAGTGCTTTTGCAATGGTAGTTTTACCAATGCCAGGAGGTCCTGCAAGAAGAAGATTTGGGATCTCACCCTTCTCCACAAACTCCTTAAATGTTTTTTTAGTTTCATCAGGGAGAATACAATCATCAATTACTTGAGGACGGTATTTCTCCACAAAAAGAAATTCACTTGTCATAATTTAGACCCAATCAGGTTTGCGTTGTGGCATACGAAGATAGTTATCAGACACCCAAGGTTTGGATGCAATGTATCTTTTGTATGCTTCAAATGTATCAATAGTTTCGTCAAACTTCCATTCCTCAGGCATAGCACGAGCAAATGGAGTCACTTCTGTAATCTTACCCTTAGGAAACAAATAATATGCATCCACAAGAGTTTTATAGCAGGAGTGAGTTTTATTATACCTCAGGCAGTATTCATCAGACAAGTTCAATCCCCACTTGATTAACCAGTAGGCATTGTGGATGCTCTCCAGTGCCCACTTGGTACAGGGATGATTGCGAAATGCTCCTTTCTCTGTCTTGTAGGGGGTCCCATCTGCCTTAGGAAGAGTGCCGTACCCGTGCCCCCACTTGTCAGAGGCAACAATAGAGAGCATTTGACAGCACTCTAGGGGCATCTTAACTATGTGTTTGTCTGGAAGGCAAATTGCACTCTCTGCAGGCCAAGGGGAAGTGACAAAGATATTCATGATAAAGGTTGAGGACCACCAACAATTTTAGCAGAAGGAATTTGTGCTTGAGCAATTCTTTTTGCCTGTGATTGGTTGTCTGCCTCAACCACCATTTCCAGGTAACGATTGTCTCCTGGAATTTTATATCTCACACTGTATTTCATTTTAGTGGGCGAGTAAATTCATTACTAATAATGTCACGAGCTTTCAGTTCTCGTTTCATCCATTCTACACCCTTCTGAGGATCGGTGTGTCCCCCACAGGTGAAAATGTCGCACACTGCCATACCCAACTCTGGCCAAGTGTGAATGCTGATATGACTTTCAGCAAGCATAGCCACACAAGTGACACCTTGAGGGTCAAACTTATGTGAGTTCAAAGAAAGCAGAGTAGAGTTACATTCTTTAGATGCCATATAAACAGTGTCTCTGATCCACCCCTCATTGTCAAGAAGTTCAGAGGGACATTCTTTGAGGGTGAAAAGAATGTGTTTCATCAACCAAAAGTAGAATCAGGTTCAAGTGCAATCCAATAACTGAGGTCATAATTTTTATTAGTGAAACTTGCAAGCAGTTTCCTGGAAACAACAACCTCATAAGTACCAGGAATGATTTTAATATTTTCCACTTTAAAATTGAAAACAAACTCAGATTCAGTTTCACCAACAACAATAGAAAAGTCATTGGATGTATCATTCTTCTTGTCACGAACAACAAGTTTCACTACACCTGCTTCACCAATAGCAGAGATATCAGGAAGTTGATAGACAGATGCTGCTTTCAGAAGTTTATCAAGTTGATTGGTATCAAGTTCAAAACAAACATCCTGACTGGGAAGAGTGATGTCTTTTTCAGGTGGAGTAACAATCACATTTTCATCAGCAAAGAAATACTTGGAACGCATACGTCCTTCTTTGATGACCACATAACTGTCATTTTCAAAATCAAGATCAGGACTCTGATGGAGACCAAGACCATTCAGGAACTGATTGAGATCATAGATTCCAAATGTCTTAGGAATATCTTCATCAATTACTGCCTCTGCAAGAATATTCTTCATCACAGAAATAGTACGAAGTTTGTTACCTTCCTTGAAGAGGATGGACTGATTGATGGAAGAAAAATTCTTCAGGATGTTTACAGTTTTATCAGAAAGTTTCATAGTAATGTTTTAGAGTTAAATTTAACGAAATTCTGTCAGACCATTATCTTTACGAGAGTAATGCCCATCAAAGTGAAGCAAAAGCATAGCATAATGAATGACTTTCATCAAATCACGCTTATTGCGACCCTCCTTGTCACCATAACGAGATCCATACTTTAGGATATTTGCTTGACAGAAACCTGCTGCCAGTTTCTTTGCTGCCATCAGATCAATTGTTTGGATATCTTCATATCCAGATTCATCACCACAATAATGGCCATGATATGTACTGGTCACATAATCCTGAATATCTTTCAGGATTTTATCTTCATTATACTTCCAAAGATGATTGGTAGGTTCAGTCATACTCACAGGTTTTTTTTCAATTTCAATTTTGTCATCAATATTCAAAGACATAGTGTATTCATAGCTTGAGTAAGGGTGCTCATCCATAATAAAGAGGGGGAGATAGTTTTACCTCCCCTTATTCTATCAAAAAGTGCTGGGAGGGTCAAGTTCCTGAAGATCCTGAGGAATTTGGAAATCAACATCAACCTTGTCATAAAGTTCAAGGAATGCTTGCTTAGTTTCATCATCAAAACGATTAACACAGACACTGATTGCCGTTGCCTTATCTTGGAAGATGCTATAGGCACGAATAATGTGAACCAGACGACGAGTGCTGATGATTTCCTCAATACCACCATCGTAGAAAGTCTTGCGAATGATGTCACCCCAATCCACCAAACGCTTACAGAAATCTTTGTCTTCTACTCCCAAGTCCAGAGCAATACCCTCAAGGATCTTCTGCTCTGTTGAAGGATTGGGATAAGATTGCTCAAAAGTCACAGGGAAACGTTCAAGGAATGCCTCATTGAGAACATTGGTGCCAATGAAACGACCATCATCAGAACCCTTACCCTTAGTGTTTGCAGTAGCAATCACATTGAAACCAGCAGAAGGTTTTACCCAGCGCCCAATCTTTTTCAGGAAGACACCTTTACCTTCTAGAATGGACTGAAGGCAGAGGATTTTGTTGGAAGCCAGGTCGATCTCATCAAGGAGAAGGATTGCTCCTCGTTCGAGTGCTTCAATGACGGGACCATTATGCCATGCAGTGTTCCCATCAACAAGCCTAAAACCACCGATAAGGTCATCTTCATCAGTTTCAATTGTAATATTAACACGAATCAATTCACGCTTAAGTTGAGCACACGCTTGCTCCACACTGAACGTTTTACCATTACCCGAAAGACCCGTAATGAACGTAGGGTAAAATAGACGGGACTGGATAATCTTTTTAACATCAGAAAAGTTACCAAACTTGACGAAAGTATCATCTTTCTCAGGAATAAGGTTTTGCTCTACAGGAGGAACTACAGCAGGTGCTTGGAAAGTGCGTTCAATTTCTTCCACTTTTTGCTGAGTCACTTCAAGATTCCATTTGCCACGACCAATTTTGAATTCATCAATCTTTTTACTTACTGTCTGATAATTTGCACCATTCATTTTACACCAAGCATTAATATCTGCACTGGTAACATTGTTACCATAAAGTGCTTGGAGAGAAGTACGAATGTAATCAGAAGAGAGAGACATTTTGCAGTGGTGTTTTGTTTCAACATAGTCATTATAGACCAAAAAGGGGGGTCTCAAACCCCCCAGTGGTCAGTTCACCAACTGGTTCTTGAGTTTCTCAAGGTAGTCAGCACTGGCGATATGCCCTGTATAACCAGGATAATATTTTTTTACAAGTGCTGGAATGCCCATAGCAGTTATGCTGCTATTACATTTAATCCAGACTTCTTTTGTGTCGTATTTAACAACGTGTTCAAGTGGAAATTTAGTTTTCATATTCCTCATAAGTAAATGTTTTGTTTTTCACTTTAGTATCAAACTCACCAGTTTTACCTGGGTTCATTTTACCAACTTTAACATTCTTACCCTTACCAGGCCAAGAAGTTTTTGAAGTTCCTTTAATTGTAGCAGAACCTTTTGGTTTTCTTTGTATCAGAACAGAATCCTGGTCATACTTTTTACCAAGTTTCTCAACTGCTTTCTTAAACTTTTTCTTACCCATCTTACCAGAAGAAACTACATGTGATTTCTCACCAACTTTCTTCTCTTGGGAAGTTCCTGGGTTTTCAGTATATCTACCAGATACTTTAGTAGGTCCTGGAAGACCAGCACCTCTAATATCCTTTTCTAGTTGCTTTGAACGTGCTTTATTTTCTTTCTTTGACTTATCACCTCTCTGGGCAGACATAATTGCCATACCACCCTTATCAGATTTTGAGCGAACTCTGTTCAGAGAAGTTTCTTGAATAGAGTAACACTCTGTGATAAATTCCTGGAATGTCTTCATGCCACCAAAGAAATAAATTCTCCTAATACCTTTTTATTTAGTTTTTTAGTCTTAAGAGACTTAACAAATGCAGACTTAATTTGAGACTTGGTAGCATCTTCAGCAACTTCAAACTCAGTATCTTGAGAAAGTGCTGTTGCAGACAATCCAAAGTAAGCATCATATCCCGAATTGGTAATAGTGAAACTACGCAGTTTCTTCCAGTCACTTTGGATTTTATCCCACTGCTTATCACTTTGAGGATGGTAAAGTTTAATGAAACGATGAGCATTGCGACTTTCAAGAACACGAATGCCA